TCAGGTCGCCTCGTTCGCAATGCGGAGCAGCACGTCTGCATGGCAGGGTTGCCCAGGCTTGCACCAGCAGGCGAGGTTCTTGCCGCGCAGCTCAGCGCGGATTTCATCGGTGCTGGGGTATGGCCGAAGCTCGTACTCAAGCATTTCCGAAAAGAAGCGCACCGCAGTTTCGGCGTCCTTCACATGCTCTTCCATAAAAGTTTTGCCGGATCCGCTGCAACGCGATGTGCCGATCGCAAAGGGATTGCCCCATTTCCGCCCGGGCCCGCGCGCGACGTTCACGGTGTCGGTCGGCAGGCGCCAGCCTTTGGCGCGGGAAAGCTGGATCCTGATGGGCTGGGTCATTCCTGCTCCCTCTTCGCTCTAAGAATTTTGCCAAGCTCCAGCCGGGTGACTTCCATCGCTCCGGCCTCGACGGCCAGCTTCCTTTTGGTCAGCGCGATGTCGAAATGCTCATGGTGGGTGCCGGCCTTTTGCAACCATTTGCGCTGGACACCGATCTTGTCAGCCATGGCCAGCAGCTCTTCGGGTGTGTCGGCGACCATGTGGCACATCTTCATGCGTCCAAACGGGGCCTGCATGCTGTCAACGTAGACGGTCACTTTGAAATTCTCCGCTTTGCTTCGCGTGCCTTGTCTTCCAGCTTGGCGATCGCCAGCACTGTGGGCCGCAGCTCGGGTGCATGCTGGTCGTAGCCCTTGCCCTTCCGGCCGCCAGCAAGACGGGGCAGCATCGACTGTGAGACAAGTTCCCAGTTGCCGGGGTCACAGTTCGTCTTGTCGCCATCGAGACACTTCAAAACCTGGCCACTCGGGATCGGTCCATTTGCCTTCTCCCAAAGCCAACGGTGCTTGAGCACAGGGCGGGTTTCGGCGCCGGTCCAGGGGTTCCGCTCGGCGACGATCAGGATGACATAGCCGTCTTTCGGGCATATGCGTTCGTGACCGGCCCCGCGGTGATTATGGGGCAGGCCACCCTTCTTGAACTGGGTACGAGCGCTGTTTTCATTGAAGGGCATCTTCTTGCCCTTGTTCATCGGCGGTTCGCCTTTGACGAAATGACCAGTGCGCCCTGTCTTCCAGCCCTTGCGGGTGCAAAGTGACTTGATGCTATCGACAGACACATCAGTACGGCCAAACCGCTTCTGGAAGGCCTCGTGCAGATCCTTGCGTACCTGATCGCTGTGCGCCTCGATCCACGCCAGCTCTTCATCTGAGTATATGATCGCGCGACCCTTCATTCCGCATCGCTTTCGCTTGCACGGCCGCCGATCTGGGGCAGGTGGGGAAGCACAGCCTTGCCATGCTCGGCAAATAGCTTGGCCGCTTTCAGGCTTAGGTCAGCGTTCGAGCTGATACGATCGGCAATACCGACCATTGCGCCGGCGCGCTTGATCTCGGTCTCGGTCTCCTCTGGAGTGAGGTTCCGGTCTGTCAGCCGATCGAGCTGGTCGAACAGGTGGTTATTCAGATCGGCAATGCTTGTTTTCGACATGGTGGTTTTCCTCGGCTGGTTTCTGTCGATGGCCCCCGTTGCAGGGGGCCAGAAAGAGAAATCAGGATTCCGGCTTACCCATGAAAATTGGCAGGTCGGTCTCTTCCTTCGCTTGCGCGATGGTTTCATCGAAAGACGCGTCAAAGGATTTCTTGGGGTTGTAGATCGTCAGCGTGAACTTGAGCGCCGCGCCGTTCTTCCGATATCGGACCCGTACTGGCATCCTGTAGGCCGCACCGCTGAGGAACACAGGGATCGCAATGATGATCAGGTTCGGGATGTTGAGCGGTTTGCCGTCGGCATCCTTGTGCTCGTTCAAGAACTGGATCTCGGCTTCTCCAGTGTCGCGGTTAGAGGTCACCTTTAGCTCGCTGGTCTCGAACACCTGAAACTTCTTTGACATTGCCAGCAGCTGGGTGAGCTGACCATAGCGGCCTTCGATCTGCTGGGCCGTGTCGATCAAGCGGTTTTCCCAAGGCTGGTTCTCTTCACTGAGCTTCAGCTGAAGCACTGGCGGGGTCGGGTCCATTATGTCTTTCGCGTTGGCCTCGATGAACTCGCCGAACTCATCTTTGTCCATCGGTTCGCCGGACGCGGCCATCCAAGTCTTCCACTCATCCGACAGCGGGAAATCGTACACCCCGCGATGGTTACACGGCATCGCGGTCGGATCACCTTGGGTACTCGATAGGTCCACAGGGCCGTTTGCATGATAGTCAGCGATACAGGTGAGTGTCGGTGCCGCCATATCGGGATTGGCGAACATGGCAGATGTCGGACCTTTGAAGCGGTTTGCCCAGTCGATCATGCTGGCGAGATCAGCAAGACGTGCTGTGCCCTTGCGTCGGGCTGGCTTGAGGTATTCAGCTGCTTCACGGTGAAACCTGCTAAGATCCTCGACACGTCGCTTTTCTGGCACTGTGACAAGGTGCGCCTTGGTCAGGTCCAGAACTTCGGGCGTCTCGATCGCATCGTGATGGCCCAGCTTTGCCATAACGTCGCGCATGGTTTCAGCAGGGTTCTCGAATGGTGCCGGTTTGGGTGTCGTCTCGGACATTGGTATCTTCCTTTTTGAGGTGAGGTTAGTCGGTGTCGCGCACTTCGCCGGTTTCGGGGTCGTAGTCAGTGACGTCTCGCACCGGTTGGTGCATGCGGGACATGAACGGGCTGTAGAGTGTCAGCTCGCCGTTATCGTTAATGTAAGCCGCGGCGCTGCTTGGTGGCTTCTTCGGTGCCTTGAACGCGACGGTTGCCCCCATGGCGACGTCGCCTGATTTACCCAAGGCATAGTTCACCGTGATGGTCATCGACCCGCTGCAGCCCTTGGTGCCGTTCTCGGCCTTGTGCTCCAGCAGGTCGAGCTGTAGCTGCTTATGACCATCCATAACTTTATCCAGAAAATCGCCATCATCGAATAGCGTCAGAATCTGTTCTAGGGTCCGCATTTTGTACGGATCATTTTGGGCGGGTCTGGCGACCTCGGTGCCTGGTGTTTTCTTGGCCATCACAGTGATTTTCCTTTTCTAACGTTGTTGAGCGATCCGCCCTGACCAAGCGTCGAACTCTGTGCGCAAGGCGGCGAATTGGGCTTGAGCGGGCTTGCTGGTGTTCAGCGTGGTCCTGCTGGTGATCTGGCAGACCCCGCGCAGGTATTCACCGGCGGCGCTGGCATTAAATTGGTGATTGGGTAGGCCCGAGCGAACCGCAGCAAAGCGCTGGAATTTCGGATCATTGCACAGGATCCCCGCCTGCTGTGCAGGTTGCATATCGGACAGGCGCTGACGTGCGGCGGCGCTCATAGGATTGCCGCCAGAACTGAACTCATCACTGCGGCGATGGCGCAAAAGATCACGATTATGGTTATTGTCACCGCGGCCACGATGGCGAACGCTGCGCCTGGTATGGGGGCTGCGTCATCCGGGCGCATCAGCCAGCATTTGGCACTGGGCCCGCAGGCGCAGTCCGGCCAGTAGTGGCAGGCCTTGTCTTGCTCAGGCAAAAGAGTGTTGTCGCCCATATCATCTATGTCCATCACGTCGCCTTTCAATTTGAGGAAGGAACCGGCGGACGGATATTGCCCGCCGACTAAGGTGCGGCGCTAGAGGAGGTGCGCCGTTGCAGGAAGCAGTGTCAGCTGATGCCGAAGGGCATCCGCTGGAATGCGTGGGGTTTCACACAGTCGCGTTCGGCAATTGCGTTCGCGATCTCTTCGTTGTGATTACGCGGGGTGCCACAGGGCGGGTGCATTGTGATGATACCGTCAGCTTCAAGCTCTTCACCAGCGGGGTTGGCCAGTGCAGCGTTGGCAGCGGTGATCCAATCGCGGATGGCGTCCACTTCGGATGCGCCGCGTGCAAGGATGCCGTGTAGGCTGATCTCATACAGACACGTTTCCACACTGGGCGCGACGGCGTATTCACCGCCGTTTTCGATCACCTCGTTCATGAAGGCATCCTTCAGCGTGTCGGGATCGCTGTGATCAATCTGGGAAACGCCTCGGACAAAGGGGATAAGGCGCTCGTTCATCATGCTGCACTCGGGGGTAGATCATAGCCCTTGTCGCGGGCGATGGTGCGGACTTTGCTACGAATACGCGTGATCTGCGCGTCGAAACTGTCGATGCGCGAGGGACCGATTAAATACGCGGGAGCACCGATGCGGTCATGATCGACCGTCTGCCCGCGCGCGTTCTTGAGCCGTTCCCAGTTGATCGCCAGCAGCGCAGGGATGCGGCCAAAAATCTCGGGGTGGGTGACGACGTGTCGTGCTTTGTCGATAGATGTTTGCATGTCAGCCTCCTTGAATGAGGCTATCGTTAATAGAACTAAATACCTATGTCAATAAATATAGAACTAGATACCTATCCCAGCAGATGGGAACATGCTAAAGACCGGGCTGCACAGCGACGTTGAATCAGTCCAAGTGTTCGATAAACTTGCATAAAGGTGCCATTATGGATGATAGATCCAAGCAGATCAGACGCGCTTATCGTTTGAACAAAGTTGCTTTCGCGTTCTCTTTGTTCAGCTTAGCATTTTCGCTCTGGGTCAAATTCAGCTAGATTTTAGTTCCGTCCGACCACTCCCAATCAAGCTTCAGATCTTTAACTGAGCCGATCCCCTTTGAGTATACATAAATCTGGAATTTGGCCTGTCGGGTACCATTCTCAATCATGTGTCCGAATGGTGGGATTTTTTGATTAAGCGTAACCGTCTGCGCGGCTTTTGTTGGGTCAAAACCTATAGGTGTACCAAACGCATCGGTTTCGGTTCGCGCATCATCTGCCAAAAGAAGCTGGGAGCCTTTGCGCTTGGCGCGGAGCGATAAAACTCTGGCTGACGTAGGCTCGAGATTGCGAACGATAAGATAGAGATAATCCCAGCCTTGGGTCTCTCCATCTGTCACGAAATCCATCTCCAGGGATAGCGGTTTGCGACGCATTCGTCTGCTGTCATTTCGGGCCAAGATGCGGGTGTAAAACAGCGAGCCGCCAGTGAAGCAAGCGCTCACCAGGGCGATGCCGATGGCTAAGTCGCTCTTATCCATCGCGATTTTCCCTCCGCAGTATCAGCAGGAATATTTAAACTCGAACTGCGTGTTTACTACAAGGTGGCCTTCGGTGATCTTGCATTGGCGCGTAGACAAATACGCCGCAGCTGGCGGTTCGAAAGTTTCTCTTTGGGAGTACGGATTTCGTGCCAACCCGTATGTGATGCCTGTGACCGCCCCTTGTCCCGCTGAGGCGCCAACAGTCGGCGTAATCATAAGTCGGTTGTTTTCGGGTTGGTCGAAAATCCGCCATTTTTCTTCCCCGATTTCGTAGGTGACCGGTTTGGTGCTGCCATACTTGGTGATGGCTTCGTTGACACCGCCGCAGGCTGCTATCAGAAGTAGTGAGGATGCTATTGCTTTGTTTTTCATAATTAATTTCCTTAAAAGAATTTTTTAGTAAAAAAGCAGAACTACTAAAGGTTGTTCGATTGATTTGGTCCGGTGTTCCTGTAATGTTCTCGCAGTGGAGGGGTAGTTATGCAGGATGAAACCATCATTGATCTTCTGGCTGATCTGATTGAGGCGAAATGCCCGACGCATCAACAAGCCCTTTTGCGTAGCTTAGAAGCTGGCGGCGCAGGTGATCGGGCAGCGCAAGTGTTAGGCGCACGATCTCTTTCTCTTCTGGGGTTTGAGCCTCGGACATAAATTCTTCGAGCGTCGTGCCGAGGGCTGCGCATATCTTGCGGGCATTTTCCACCCTGGGCGTCCGATTAGGTTTTGAGAAATACTGACGGATCGCGCTGTCCGAAAGGCCGGCTTTTTTAGCCAGCCCAGCCTCGGTGAGCTCCGGATCTTCGTCGATCCGGCGCCGCAAACGTATCAGGAATGGGTCAGTGATGCCGAGATCAGTCATTCCTTATTTATGCCGCTAATGGGAATCCCTCTCCATAGGTACAAAGTTCTTGACATGAGTAGAACTAAATACCTACATCGGGTCCTATGGAAAAATTCATGGCAGAAGTTCGGGCCTATGCGGTTGCGATAGGTGTTCTCCCCACCACGATCATCCAGCGTGCCGACGCGGGAAACGGATCGACTTGGTCGAAATGGGAAGCGGGCGGTACCGCAACGCACCGCACCACGGACAAAGTTCGCAGCTACATCGCTGCTCATCCAGCCCCGGTCGCAAAAGAGGACGCAGCATGATCGCCACGCCCTCTTATTCCTTTCTCCACTCTGAACATTTGAACTCTTCACAGTTCGAAGATTGCTCAGGGTCGACCGTAATCCAAGAAAACAGGGTTTCCCATGCGTAACGTCTATGAAGGCGCGGCCATCCGGTCGCTCTATCGTCAGCTGGTCGATGACTTCGGCGGGTTTGATGCGGCCGCTGCATTTCTGAAATGCTCCAAGGGGACGCTCTCGAAGCAATGCCATGGTGATGCCGCGATCGGGCCTGAACATTTCGGCGCGCTGGAAGATGCTGTTGGGCGCTGGCCGATCACGCGGCTGCTCTTCGGTCGGCTGGCCGAGCGTGGCTTGCCGGTCGAGTTAAGCCAGCAGGCACAGCAAGCCTTGCGTGAAGCCGCTGATCTAACGCCCGCGATTTTTTCGCTGCTCATCCACGGTGATGCTGGGCCGATCCAGAAAGAGGGGCCCGAAGCAATGGCATCGCTCGCCGATCTATTGCGGGCTGTCGATGCTGATTCAACGGAGGGCAAGCGTCCATGACACCGCGTGGCCACGCTATCGCGTTTCGGATTTGGCAATACTGCCAGCCACGTGGCTGGGATTGCACCATGCCAGAGGTTTCTGCGGCGCTAGATGTCCCCATGGGATCGGTGCGCGCTGTTATCAAATTGAAGAACTGG